GGTAAGAGAGGGTACATAGTACCTAACTTACTTAAGTTCCTCTCGGAGATTGAATCTGACGAGAAGAATTCTTACCGGAAGATGGATGGTTCAACCTTCCAATTCCAGGTAAACAGACCTAGGTGGCTTAGCCTCCCAGGAAATGAGGGTGCGGATCCAACCAAGTTACTTGGTTCGGCCGATCACTCAGACGCATGGATCATACCTAAAAGGTATGGCATGTCTGAAGAACCCCTATCCTTTGGATTGTGGTTCTTCTGCTACCAAGAACTAGTTAAACTAGGTATTCTTGATGGAAATGGTGACGCCACGGGTAAACCCTTTGAGTCATCAGTTAGCACCGTGCAAGAGCCCGGCGCTAAAGTTAGGATAGTTACCAAGGCTAATGCCTCTCTAGTAACATACCTACAGCCTGCAGCTCATTTCCTTAAAAGGATGATGATGCAGGACCCAACACTCAAATCTGGCTTTGAAGCCGGAGATCAAGTGTATGAGTGGTATAAGAGATTCTCTTATTCACCCAACTCCCGGGAAAAAGGTAAAACCTTATTCCTTGGGGATTATACCACTGCCACTGATTTAATCATACGGCAGAAGGCGCTTCCACTCTACGAGTATTTCCTAAAACCCTTAGGGTTAGGGAATTCACAATATTTTAATAATGTGGGAAGAATTTTGCTAGGTCCATCACTGTGTGATGGACTAGTAACGGTCCGGGGATCGCCTATGGGCTTACCCGGGACCAAAATTATCTTACATATGCTGTCTAAGATAGTAAATGTAAGGGTGCGAGATTGCCAATTTCCGAGAACCTTAAAGGAACTCTGGAATGACCCTTTCGCAGCCGCAGGAGACGACATCTTAGATGAAGCTTCTACGGATGAGGGTAGGATGAGGTTAAGCCTCTATCCACCCATAATCCAGGAAGTGGGTTTAACCCCTTCTCAGGACAAAACAGATATGTACACTCGAGGTGGCATATACTGTGAGGGCGTTGTACTGGTTAGAGATCAGGACAAGTACCCTACGGACCCATCTAAATTTAATTTAGAAACGGCCCTAGTCGAAACCTTAAAGGTTCGATTACTCACCCCTGAGACTAAGCCTCAGAAGGGAGATGAGGAGATTAACCCTATCTTCGGAAAGTGTTATCAACTCGCGGCTAGGTTGAGGTGGTTACCACCCAACCAGGCCTGGTTAAGGGATCGATGCCTTTGGCTCTTTACCCGAAACCATCGGGACTATATCCGCTCGAGCGGGAGAATAGTCTATAACCTTCTCCTCCCAACTCAGTTGGGGGGTCTCGGTTTTACCCCTTCTTCCTTAGAAGAAAGCAAGGTGGTATATGACCTTATGCCATTATGGCATAAGCGGGCTCTAGGCTTTATAGCTATGAATCCGCAGAATGAGAGACCCTCAAGGGTTCTTTCTAACTGGTCAAGTTCACGCCTCTTTGAAAGAGGTATGGACTTTCAGGACATAAAGGATAATCCTATTTATGAACTGCTGGACGATTTTGGACTCTTAGAGTCCTTTGAATCGCTCTATGCTCGGTTGAGCATTAACCTTGACCCCGAGATCTCAAGATCTACTAGGTACAAGGAAAAACATGAGCTTATCCTAAGGAGTGGCTATGTTGATATTACACGATCTTTAAGGTCGTGGAATAATTCTACCATTTGGGATCCACTAAGTGTAATCTCTCGTGGTTGGCCAATGCGATCTTTTGAATCTCGCAATGCCATCTTGGAACGATATCTTAAAGAGATCATTCCGGAAAGTTATGAGTTCAAGGAAAACCTTGAAGACCTAACTAAGCTGCTCAACATACCTTTAAGGTATGTTTCGCGTAGCTATATCCACCGTGACATACCCATTATGGATATGGACACGGGGAATCCAGTCCCGCTCAATTTAATTGGCGAGGCTGCTGGAGCCTCCTTGTGCTTTAAGTACAAGAATAGGCAAATCCTCGGAAACATGCCAGAGCAATTTGACCAGCTTTGGTTCCGAAAATTATCCAACTAATCAGGATATTCCTGGCTTCCCTTAGG